TATTAAACTATTTAGACCAATTATTAACTATTTATCTTTGGTTGTTATGCTTACCTATAGTTATTATTTGTAAGATATTAGGAAAGATATTTAAAAAATGAAATACTTAATAATATTTATATTGCTATCAAGCTGCTCATTTAGTGATTACGACATAAACCCCTCAACAACTGTATTAAAACAATTAATAAAAGGAGCTAAGAATGATTAAAGTTAAGCTAGAAGCCAACGAAGTTGAACTTGCCTTAAATATTGCATCAAAGAGGTACATAGGCAACCTTAGAATGGGTAAAACCTTTTCTTATGGTTACACCAAAGGAATTAAATCACAACTAACTGATGGTATCTTAGGAGCTTTAGGAGAGGTGGCTTATGCAAAAGGCACTAATAGCTTTTATAATGGTTCTTATAGTGATGATAAGCAATTCTATTCAGATTCAGACTTTCAAAACAATATAGAGATAAGAACCCAAGAAAAGAAATCATATAATTTTTTACTAATAAGACCTGGAGAAAAGAAAGGTAAATATATTCTAATAATTAAAGACAATAATGAAGATTTTAATTTTAGTATTATGGGTTCATTTATTTATAATGATGATCTACCACCTGAAAAGCTATCTAATTTTGGCTACCAAGATAGACCTGCTGCATATAAAATTGAAATAAAAGAACTAACTAATATGGAGGAAGATGTCAGACAAGATAAATTTTAAATTATTTAAACCTTTTGGTTCAACAGTTGCTAAAGCAGTTATGCCATTAGGATTAATGAAAGACCTTCAAGATGATTTAAAACAAATAAGACAAGATAAAGACAAACAAAAGAACCATGATTGGTCTAAAAAGTTGGTTGGTCATGTAGATTCAGAGTATCTAATATCACCAGAAATTATGCTTAAATGGAAACAAAAGTTTTTTGATCCAATTATTAATGCTTATGTCAAAAATCATATAGACCATAAAATTAAATCTATTCTAATTAATTCAGCTTGGTATGTAGTATCAAAACCTGGAGATTATAACCCTTGCCATACCCATACTGAATATGTTCATGGTAATTATCATTTAAGCTGCGTTGGTTATTTACAAATACCTAAAATGATTTCAACAACTAACGCAAAAGAACATAATGATTTTTCAGGTCAGACAGAGTTTATAGAAGGATCAGAAAATATGTTTAATAATAATTCTTATAGAGTTATGCCAGAGGTTAGGGATTGGATATTGTTCCCAAACTCACTATCTCATGTAGTTTATCCCTATAATTGTATTGAAAAAAATAATGAGAGAATTTCATTTAGTTTTAACTCAACCATCATATTTGATAATGATAAACTCTCAAATTGAATTTAATTTGTATAATTTATTGACTATTTTTGTATTAATTAATAAAAGGAATCTATGAAAACAATTGGGAAAGAGTGGGATTTAAAAAAAGATGGAGGTTGTTTTACTTCAACACATTTATCACCAAGCCAACTAAATAAAAGTTTAGATATATGGTTTAATGATTATGTGATTTTAACTGCTAAACAAAGAAAAGATTTGTTAGGGAATCTTAACATGGACATAGGAGCAATAGTAGGTCAGGCAGTACAGGATATTATTGTTCATAAATTAACATTTGAGGAAGTAATGAAAGGGAAAAAATAATGACAGACCAGGTAATGATGGAACTTGCAAAGATGCAAAGTAAAATTAGAGCTTATGAGCAAAATGAAAAAAAAAACATTGAGCAACTACATTTAAGAGATGATGAAATATCAGAACTTAAAAAGAAGATAGATTTATTAGAACTTAAAGAAAATATGATAGCCAAAAATAAAAGCTATTTAGAAGCTAAAGTACAGAAAGATGTTGACCAAATTAAAGAAAACCAAAAACTACAAATGAAAGGAAAAAATGACAACCAAGAAAACAGTAGCAGCAACAGAAGAAAAAAGTAAAGGCGGATTTAAGGAAAGAAGAAAGGAATGTTTAACAAGTGCAAACAAAATTCCAACAGTTGATATTAAAGGTAAAAAATATTCAACTGTTAATGAAAGACACAGACATCTTTTACAATATTTCCCTGAAGCTAGATTTAATGAAGAAATATTATTCCATGATAATGAAAGAGTTGTGGTTAAGACCGAACTATATATTTCTGATACTATTTATGCTGTGGGTCATGCAGAAGAACATAGAAATGCTAATTTTATAAATAAAACAAGTGCTATGGAAAACTGTTCAAGTTCAGCTCTTGGAAGATGTATTGCAGCATTTGGATTATCAGGAACTGAATATGCTAGTGCAGAAGAATTAGTAAATGCCTTAAACAATCAAAAGGGATCTACTCAAAAAGTTTCAATTAAAGATACAATTAAAAAGCAAACAACCGAAACTAAGTTGACAGCTTTGTATTCCGATTGGAAAAAAGAAAATGATTCAATAGAAAAAGATTTTGAATCACAACAACAATCAATAAAAAAAAATGGAGGACAAAATGTCAGACAATGGTAGTGGTAAGCAAAAGGATTGGGTTTTATTTCCTTATGATGCCAACAACGAAAAAGCCATCAAAATTGATTTCTCAGGAAATGTAAATTTAGATAATGGCAACAAAGGAACAATACTTGGTGTCAAAGGTTCATCAAAAGATGGCAATACTAAGTTTGTTAAGGTGTTTGCTCAGGTAGGAGTTTTATTCAAAGGTGATGATAAATTTACTGGAGATATGAATTATCCTGAAGCTGGTGGACAAAAAGGTTTAATCGGTTGGATAAACGAATCAGGTAATATTTTATCTGGTTATAAGAATGAACCTAGACCTAAACAAGCTAAACCACAAAGCAAAGAAATTCCTTTCTAATTGAAAGTAGTTTTTTTAATTTTAGTTATATATGCAAGTGATGGGAATTTGAGTTATCAAAAGATACCTTTTAATTATTCAGATCAACCTATCACTTGTGAAAAAATGTATAATGAAAGTATTAATTATGTTGAGAACCCAGATTACAAAGAAGGTAATGGACAAGTTTGGATGCTAACTAAATATAAAAATAAAAATGTAATAGCTCATTGGTGCAAAGATAGTAAAGGAAATTATGTCAGATAATGTTAAATTTATAAGTGAGATAGAGAGATTATTAAAACAAAAACAAAATGATTATGGACACTTTGACCATACCTCTTATGTAATGGTAGGAATTATGGAGAAATATTTATCAATTCATAACAACCAAGATGTTAAAATACCCCTTAAATTCTTTGGTTTATTTATGATTTTTCTTAAATGTTGGAGAGTTATGCAATCAGAAAATTATAAAAAAGATAGCTTTGATGACATTAATGGCTACTCAGAATTATTAAGGAGGTTAGTCATAGATGAAAATAAAACAAAGAGGTAAAAGACCAATGACACCCAAAATGCTTAAGCTATTGCAATTTATTGAAAATTATACTAAAAAATACAAATATAGTCCGACTTTTTCAGAAATGGCTAAAGAGATGGGTTATAAAAGTAAAAATTCAGTTAGTGTTCTAATTGAAAAGCTAGAACAGAGAAACGAAATTAAAAGAGAATACTCTGGGTATAGCAGAAATATAGTTTTAAATGGTTAAAGTTTTAAAGACATCAAGTTTAGAATTAGAAGCTGATTTTGAAGAAATTTTTGATGGTGCAACTGTTGAAGAAGCTACACAAAAAGCACATAATCAAAAAATGCCTAGTGAGTTTGCGAAAGTAAATATCACCAACAACAAACTTATTAAGGCAAATGTAAAAATGGTTGGTGAGGAGAATGATGAGCTTAAGAAATAGCAATGTTAGATTGTACAATAAGCTAGATAAGGCACATAAAAAAGTTTATGCTGCTAAAGATAAGGGAAGGCAATGTGTACATACTCTGAAAGCATTCAAGGAATACAATCAATTATTCCGAAGAATTGTTGAAGCAGAGAACAAAGATGCTAGATTTTTATATACTTAATTAAGTATATATAAAAAGTTGCATTTGCACTTAAGGGATTCTATACTCTAAATTAAAGGAAGGAACACAATGAAACTATCAAATAAAGCAAAGAAAAACTTTGACGAAGATAATCAATTCTATATTGATTTAGGTAAAAAAATAAGAGCAGCTAGAAAAAGTAAAGTTAATGAGTTTACTGGTAAAGAAACTATTATAACTCAGAGTAGAGTTGCAGAAGCTCTTAAATCTACATTTCAACAAATAGGTAAGTATGAAAAAGGTGAGAACCGAATACCTATAATTAATCTAATTAAGATAAGTAAATTTTTAAAAAAACCATTAAGTTATTTCTTGGAAGAATATCAACAACCCAATGTAATAGCTAATGAGTTTAATGAAGCTATTGAAATGCAATTACAAAAAATGGAAGAAGGTAAATAATGTTTGTTCCTGTAAAAGATAAGTTAGATAAGTTAGTTGCACTTACACCTGATGACCAAGAAAAGTTAAGTCATTATAAAAGTATAGTACCAGCTATGATTGCTAACTGTCATAAAGCACATCAAACAATACCAGGTTATGAATCTTGTAAGCCAGAGATAGAAGCATTTAAATGGTTTGATGGAATTAATATTCCTGTTCATGGTTACATAGATTTAAAAGGGGATAAAGTTATTATTGAAGATAAATGTAAGATGCCAAGAAGGGGTATGGTCAAGAAAGATGGAACTAGGTCTTGGTTTCCTGGTAAGTTACCTGATAAACCTTCTCCATATAATTTATTACAAGTAGATTTTTATTGGTCGGTATTTGAAGTGCCAGTTTATCTTTGTTATGTAAATGAGAAAGAGTTTAGAGTTTATCATGCAGGTAATTGTGATGAACTTAAACCTGAGAATATTAAGAAAAGAATACCTAGAATAATACAAAGAGCTAAAGTAAGACAGAACCTAATGAAGATTAGTAATGATCCCAATGTTCTTAAAGATTACATTCAACCAGACTTTACACATATGTTTTGGAATAGTGATGCTAATGAAGATTATTTAAATAATGCTAAGAAATTTTGGGGATATTAATTACCAATCAAATTTAGACTCATTTTCATAAGTCTTATCTTCGTCTGCTTTTCTTACGCACTCATAGTGTGCATTTTTATAAATATACTTTCCATTAATAACTTTACCAATAGGAATAAATGAATCTTCGTTTGTCATATTAATGTTGCAATAAGAACATTTACCTACATCTATAATAATGTTTTTAGATTTAACCCAAATTTTTTTATGATTTTTTGGCAGTTCGTTTTGATTGTTTTAATGCTTTACTTGAAACTGTACCTTTACCTTTTCGGCTAGTACCAGCTTTTTTTCTTTTGTTCATGTAATAGTACAATCCTTTTTTAACTGTACGACCATCTTTAGTTTTGTGATAACCCTTTTTCATTATTCAAACTCCTTTAATATTTTTAGTTTTTCTTCGGCATTAGCTATCTTATCTATTAATTTATCTACTTCGTCAATATGTTGTGGATGTTCTCCTATACCCACACTATTATTTAGATATATATTTAAAGTTGCATCTGACTCAGCAATAATAGCTTCATATCTTTTTTCTAAAGCATTTAATATAGTTTTTTTCATTTTATTTAACCCTCCAACATTCCCAGCTAACAAGTAGCTACTCCTAATAAACTAATATTTTTTCTTCTTAGTTTTTTTCTTTTTTTTCTTCTTGTCTTTTTTCTTCTTCATGTACATGGTTATCTCCTATTTTTATTGTTTTTATTTCTTCCCATATACCAATCTCCAGGTTCATAATTCCATCTTTTACCATGATGTCCTCTTATATCAGCATACAGCATTCTAGCTTTCACTATGAATTTTAAAAACTTTCTTACCATTTCTTACAAGACCAATACCTTGCAGAAAATACATCTTTAGCAGTAGCACATTTATGCCTAGCTCTAAAGCTCTTTCGTCTAGCAGGGTTAGACTTTTTAATAGTCATATTGGCATCACCATATCTAATAATCTTTTCTCTACCGCCTTTACAAGCTTTAACAACAAACTTTTTACCACCCTGAACTTGTCGTTTAGGACTATTACATTTCATTTTTGCTTTGTTTATTGCCATATTAATCTATTTTATCAACTCCATTAAAGTATTTATAGTCAAATTCTAAAACTCTGCAATCATGTTTTTTACGCATAGACTTTTGTTTGTCTTTAAATTCTGTGGCTTTCTTTTCGGTGTCAAATATGGTGTTAGTAAACATTCTATATTTATCGTCTTGTTTCCAAACTACACAATAAATCATGCTTTTGTTTTAGGTTTTGGTGGGGGTACTATCATCTCTTGGCAGCCGAACTTAGAATATATTTGATATTGATTTGTTTCTTCTCTACCTACCTCTTTGGTCTTTTCTATAGACTTTTGGTAGCCATCTAAAAGGCAATCATAATAAGTATCGTAAGCTTTAGGAAAAGTATGAGGGTCTAGGCAAGTGTTTGCTATGGTACTGCACATCACTATTGTTAGCATTATTTTCATTTATCATCCTTTATCTCCTCCAACTTTTTGATCTTATCATTAGCATCTTCAAGGTCTTTGGTTAAGTGTTCTAATTTTTGCAAACATCTTTTGTTTGCTGAATCTTTAGATTTACCAGCATCCTGTAATTCTGCAACTTCTTGTTTCAGAATACGAACTTGGTCTTTATATTCATTTATTAGATCTATACTATCAGACATTATTTTTTTTTAAAAGTAGAAACACCTTTGATACCTAGAATTGTAGAAAATGCACCGACTACAAGAGCTTGATAAAACATTGGAAGATTTGCAAACTTATCAAAAAATATATCTATCTTTGCTTGTATATCTGGATCATCACTAAACACAGACCAAGCTAATAAAAGCAGAGGAATTGAAATTAACACTAAACAAAATTCGTCTTTCCAATCATTTCTATGT